GTTCCTACTGGTACACAAACTGTTTCTGTAAGCAATACTGTAACTGTCAATGGCGAAGTAACAGCAGTTCCTACTGGTACGCAAATTGTTTCTGGTACTGTAACTGTAGATGGTAGCGTAACAGCAGTTCCTAGTGGCACACAATCAGTTGTTGGAACAAATACTGCTGGAACAAATGTGACAACTGGTATCTTTACAATTCAAGGTGTTACAACTGGGGTATCTGTTCCAGTAAGCATCAAAGATTACACAGTAGGAACCATTAATGATTTCAATACAGCAGATGTTGCTGCATCTTCAAGCAATACAATAGTTTCCCATGCAGTTCCTAGTGGTTCTTTTGTGTTAAAAGGAATACAGTCAAGTTCTTCTGCTGGCCCTGTAAAAATAGTTGTTAAGGTTGCAAATAGTACTTTAACTACAACCTTGTGCGTTGGATTTTTCAGTAGTGCAAATCCTTTTGTAAATTTTAATTTTAATCAAGGATATATTGTTGATAGTGGCAACACAGTCCAAGTAGTTGGATTTAACAATGCAGTTTCTAGTCAAACAATTTATAGTTCGATCAATGGTTTAACTATTTAATTATAATTTTCATTAATAAAGCCTACAATTAAAAGTTGTAGGCTTTATTTTTTTACAATCAAGATAAATAAAGTATGCACTTACAGTATTACCTAAACCTTGTCACTACATTTAAATATAATGGTTCTGGCCAGATTGAATTAACTGGTAGTACCGTTACAACATATAATATAAACAAGTATCTTACACTACTTAAATTTAAACCTTATGATACTGGATATGACATAAATGCAAATCAATGGAAAGTTTTAGAAATTTTTGGGGTTAATGGAAAATTTCAATATAAAGTTTGCAATGGAAACACAATAAAATATTTCAACGAAGAAGATTTATTTTCTGAAACCTCTATAGTTCAAATTTACAATAATAAAATTGATAATGAAATTAATTGTTTGATTTCAAAATATCAAGATATTATTACATAAAGGAAATTATGTCTAATTATAATTATGCAGGATCAGGAACTGTAAGCATAAGTGGATGCTATGCTGCTTGTAAAAATATTAATTTTAGAACTAAGCATGCAGTTGGCGATGTTCTTTATTTGAAATACAAAGCTCAAAAAGGAATTTTAGAATCAATATTTGTAAGAAATGTAAGAATACTAGGTGGTGCTTTTTCTTTTAATCAAATCGTTGGAATTTACACGGACAATTATAATTTTATTTATAACGAAGACGAATTGCTTTATTTAGATGAAGCAATAACTTTAAAAGAAAAATATTGTTATCCTAAATCTAATTATAAATATTTTTCAAGTGGTAATATAAATTTAAATTCTTGCAATGGATATGAAAATCAATTACCAATTACAACCAGATTTAAAATTGGAGAAACTTTATTTTTAAAAAACAAAGCTATGATTGGAATTTTAGAATCTATCTCTATCAAAAAAGTAAAAATTTTAAATGAATCAACTTGTAATTTTATAAATGCTATTTACATAGATAATACAAATTTTTATTACAACGAATATGAATTAGTCAAAGAAGAAGAAGCAAAGCTACTAATGAAAGATTATGTAATTGAAAAAATATTAGAACTTGAAAAAAATAAAATTAATTGTAATGTTAAAAACATTACATCTAAATGTAGTATTTAAAAATTGTCTATATCAGAAATTAAATCTTCCAATGTTAAACTTTTTACTTTAGGCCAAAAATCTTTATTTAAAAATATTCTAGCAGATGCATCACTTTCATCATCACGATACAAACCATTAAATCTTGTTTTTATAACTGAAACTTCTTTATTAAAAAGCAAAACCAATGTTTTCAAATAAGTGTCCATGCTTACGCAGTAATCACAAGAATTTATTATTTGAAGAAATTTTTCAAGAGTAATTTCTTCTTTAGTTTCATCATAATTATAGAGTGTATCATTTGTAAGCCATAAACAATTTTTATTGGGAAATAATCCATATGTCTTTATATCTGAATGATCACTTGTTGTAATTACTTTATAATTTTTACTCAACAACCTACCAACAACAACTCTATATTCTTCTACAGACAAATATCTTCTTCTTGCTTCTCCTTTCCATGAACCACAAGGAGCTAATACCACATATTTTTCTTTGAACAATCTGTTAATACCAATTTTTTCATCCCAATTAGTTTTAGTTACAACTCTTGAAATGTATTTTTCAATATTAAACCAATCTCCATAATTACACCCATCAGGTAAATGAGCAGATGTCTTAAAACATGGCATGTGAATAAATTTATTATAAATAAGAGGCAACCAATCAGTACCCATTAAATTTCGATGCATTAAACATTTCACATTAAAATAAGCACATAATTGTTTAGCAAATAAATAATTTGAATTATTTGCCATAAATAAAATTTTTGGGTTTGGTTGCTCATATGCACATGCCAAAACTAAAAGAAGATCTCCAATTCCACCCAATGCTAAATAAGCACTACAATCATTTTCAAAAAAGCAACTAATACTTTTTGTCAAATCTTTAATTTCAGTTATTCCAGCAGTATTGTTTAAGAACTTAGAATTATTTCTAGTTTTAGATGCTCTCGCAACATCTACAAAATGTTTTGTTCTTTCACTAATAGCATTCAAGTTAAATTCTTTTTTCAAATCATTAACATTTCTAGTAGTTTTTCTTTTTCTATTAGATAAAACTTCATTAATTTTAATTTGCAATTCTTCTCTAGTATTGAAAGATTTCTTAGATATTTTATTGTCTGATTCCATAAATTATTATATTAATTTTCTTGTTTTATTAGATGACATATTTTCACTATTTTCTTCATTTTTTAAATATTTTTTTATTTTTCTATAAATTTTACTAATTTTTTCTTCAGGAATTTCAAACAATATGCTGAATGAATCTGTTTTATTTAAAACCATTAAAAAATTAATCCAAAAAGAATCATCAATTTTATTCCCTAGTTTTATTAGTTCTTTGATTTTTTCATCATTGTATTTTTCTTCATCATTAATGTTAGATAATCTTTCTAGCAAGAAATTAAAGTTAGTCATTTTGGCTTACCTTTTCTACATTTTCCCAAATATAAACAATCAGGAAAAGTTCTTGTAATTAAATTTAATGTTGGAGAATCAACAGCAGAATATTTTGATTTAATTCCCCTAGCTTGAAAATTTCTATTATTAACTGGCTCGCCCCCAACAGGCCCAAAATAATTTTGAAATTCTAAAAGCCAATTTTTAAAATATAAATTCATAATTTATCTATGTTAAAATATAAATAAATTAAACACAGAGGAAAAAAATGCAAAAAAATGGACCTGATGTAAATCATAATTCAGAAGCTCTAAACAATACAAGATGCAGATCACCTCTTGGACAAAGTGAAAATATTGATCCCCCTCCTGGCTATTGTGAAACAGATATATCTAATCAAAATTATATTGCCAATAATGCTGAAAGCTGGCTTGAAGAAAATTCAATCAATGAAAAAATTGGCAATGGTACTGAGAACAATTGTGATTCTTTACAAAGTGGAAATATTGTAAATGATTTAGATTTGCCTAATAGAAATACAATTTACAGATATGCAAAATCTTTGCGTGGAGCAGATGAAGCTGTAATGGATTTGTTCAGAGATATTGTTGTACTTGATGAAGATGGCAAAGCAATTCCAGTTCCAATTATTTGGGGTACTGCTGAAAGAGCAGTTCTTGCAATCATTCAAGAAAATGTCAGAAAAGATAACACATTAGTTGTCGATAGAATAAGATTGCCCATGATGGCAGTCATATCAAAAGAAATTTCTTTTGACCAAAAAAGATATACTTACCATCAAGCTATAGATTGGCTCAGAGACAAAACTGGAAAGCCTGGTTTTACAGAATCAGAAAAATATAAAAAAGACACAGTATTTGGTGTAACCAGAGGAATTCCAGTAAATATAGGATACCAATTACTTTTCTGGACAATGTATCTTGAAGATTCTAATCAAATTTTAGAACAAATAATTACAAAATTTAGTCCTATTGCATATATAAAAGTTAGAGGTGTTAATTGGGAAACAATTTTAAAACTTGATAGTATTTCTAATAATTTAGAAATTGATGTTGGAGATCAAGCTTTAAGAATAATTAAATTTCAAATTAACATGACTGCCGAAACTTATGTTGCTCAACCAATAATAAGGAAGAAAGCAGTTTTAGAAACAAGGATAGAAATTGTAAACTCTACAGAAGAAGAAACTATTACAGAAGTAATTCAAAGAATTGAAACATCTGTAAAAGAAATAGGTAATTGTAAATAATGATAGAACTAAAAAATGTAAATAGATTTCCTGTTCAAGTTGTTGTGAGATCAACAAGAGTTCCGAATAGTTTCACATGCTTGAACATACCAGGAATTGGTAAAAAAAATAATATTTTTTTGCTTGAAGATGAAAGAGCAACTGAATATATAGATCGTGCTGTAGAAGCAGGATTATTAAACAAAAGAATAGTTTAAAAGAAACAAGGGAGAAAAAACATGGCATTACTAAAAGGCTTTCCACCTTCTAACACAATTAGCCCCTCAGTTCGTATAGCTGAAAGGGATCTTTCATTTTATGGTAATACTACTCCAAGTAGTAATATGGCAGCATTTGTTGGCTTTGCATCAAAAGGCCCAATTAATCTTCCTACACTCATACAATCGCAAACTCAACTAAATACAATATTTGGTTATCCACATCCTGATGAAGGTGATCCTTATTTAATCTATGCAGTTCAACAATTTTTAAGAACTGCAAGTGCTTGTTATGTTGTTCGTGTTGCAGATACTCAAGTTACTAGTGATACAGCTGCAACTGTTGCATTTGCTAATCTTATTGCTGCTGGTGAAGTTGTTGACATTTACTCAAAATCAATTAGTGTTGATGGCACATATGTACTACTCAAAGATTATTTTTTCCGTTGGAAACTCAACAGTATACTAGCATCTAAAGTTTTAGTTGCTTTATCTGGCACATATCTTCCAGAAGACTTAGTGATGATGCTAAATGAACAATTAGTACCATCTGTAGATGGTATTGAATTTTATGTTCATATTGATGGAGCAGACAGTACAATTGGTGTTAAATCTGTTTGGGCATACGGAACTGCTGCTTCTATTGAATTTATTTCTATTACAGATAGCCTTTATGGATTTCAAAGCGTTGTTGGTCTTGGCACAGGAATGACAAGAGCAGCATCATCTGGAAACAATGTTAAATTTCCAACTTCAGATAGCTATTTGTCAGATGGCCAATATAATTTCGATGGTCTAGACAATCAATACTTAGAAGTTGTTATTACTGGTACTGATAATCCTAATATCGACAATGTTGTGCAAGTAGTTGACCTTATAGGTTTATCTTATAGCACTACTGGTGCTTGGACAATTGACCAGATTGTAACAGAAATTAACAATCAAATTATTATGCTTCCTGGTGGCTTTGAAGCTTACAACAATGCTGACAAATTAGGCTTTAGAACTAAAACAAGTGGTAGAGATTCAAAAATACTCATTAAAACTAATACATTCCCTGCTGCATCAGTAATATTTGGTTTTGATGGAACAACTCATTTTGGAAGTACTAGCTTTGGTTCTTCTAGCAATATTAACATTGATACATTAGGAATAGTTTCAGGAGTATCTGCAACTAGCGACATATCAATGACAATTACAGCAGATTCTTCTGGCATCGAAGGCAATTTTACTGAAGTACTAATTGATAATGATATCGAAACTGGTAATTTTAACATGCGAGTTTTTAGAAATGGAACTCAAGTTGAAGCTTGGGGTCAACTTTCTAAAGCTATTGGAAGTCGATACTATGTAGAAACTTACTTACAACTTGTAAGTGATTATGTAAGATGTATCGACAATACTTTAGTTACTGCTCCCCCTGTTAATAATGGGCCAAATGGATTGTCGTTATCTGGTGGCTCTGACGGCATCCCATCTGATCCAGATAATCAAGATGATTTATTGATTGGTTCCAGAACAGCATTTACAGGCCTTTACAGTTTAAGTGAACCAGAACAATTAGATATTGATCTTGCTATGATTCCAGGTCATTCCTCGACCAGAGTGATACAAGCATTAATTCAAATGGTTCAGGATCGTGGTGATTGTTTGGCAATTATCGATCCACCTTTTGGATTAACTGTAAGAGAAATTATCCAATGGTCTAATGGTGTTCATCCACTCAATAGCTACCCTTTAAATACTGACTTTGCAGCACTTTATTGGCCTTGGTTAAATATTACTGACATTGATAACGGATTTGATGTTTGGGTTCCACCAAGCGGTACAGTAGCTGGTGCATATGCTAGAAATGATAATATTGCATATCCTTGGTATGCTCCTGCTGGCCTTGAAAGAGGTCTTTTAACAGCTGTAAATGATGTTTACAATAGACCAACATTAGTAGAGCGTGATAGCATGTATGGAAATGGAAATGCCATCAACCCAATTGTTTCTTTTGCAGATTCTAATGGGTTTGTCATATTTGGACAAAAAACACTTCAGAGAAGGCCAACTGCCCTTGATCGTGTTAATGTAAGAAGAATGTTATTTTATGTTGAAAAGCAAATTAAAAATTTATCTAGAAGATTGTTGTTTGAACCTAACGATGATGGAACTAGAAGAAAATTTATTGGCATAGCAAAAGGTGTATTGGATTTCGTTTCGGTAAATCGTGGCATCACTCAATATAATGTTCAATGTGATACGATTTTAAATACTGCTGATGTTATTGACAGAAACGAATTAAGAGCAAAAATTGGTATTATACCTACTAAAGCTGTAGAATTCATATTCATTGAATTCACAATATTAAGAACTGGTGCTTTAAGTAATTAATCATTAAAATTTTAAATTTTAGACAAGGAGATTTCAAAAATGGCAATTAATATGGGTTTGGGAAAACTAGGATACAACTCTTCAGTTTTTAAAAGAAAATTTAGATGGACTCTTAAGTTTGAAAATGTTTGCGGAACACAAGATGATATTCCAGCATCATTTGTTAAAGCAGCTAATAGGCCAAGCATGACAATTGAAGAAACGGAAATCAATTTTCTTAATGGAAAAATGTGGATTCCTGGCAAAGCAACGGTGGAAGCAACTGAAGTTACTTACTATGATGTTGCTAGTAAAGATTCTGCGAATGCAATCGCACCATTATTTGTATGGTTATCTACTGTATATAATTTTACAAACGCTAAATCCCTAGAACAATCTTCTTTAATGGACCCAAAAACTAGAGGTAGTTACACCGCAGAACGAGGTGTTTTGACTATGTATGATGGTTGCGGTGAGCCAATAGATGAATTTACCTATCTTGATTCTTGGCCAACAAGTATTAATTTTGGTGATCTTGATTATTCAAGTAATGAAGAATGTACAATCGTACTTTCTTTGAGATATAGAAACTTTGAATACAAGACACTTGGACAATGTGCTCCTAACTTTGCACCTCTTTGTGCTGGTTGTGATGGCGAAGAAACTGCAATGGCATTCACAGGAGAAAAAGAGCCAACCTAATATAAGATTAAAAAAAAGTAATAAAAAAGGCTTGTACATACAAGCCTTTTTTTATTGAAAAATTTATGCAGGGTAAAGTATATTATATTGCTAATAGGAGTTTCTGATGGCAATCAACATGGGTTTAAATTGGTGGCAGGGTGCGGTTTTCAAAAGAAAATTCCGTTGGTTGTTTATTATTGATGGTATAGTTGATAGTGGGGTTAATGCTTTACCACCAGAAAAAGGCAACAGACCTAACATTACCATGAAAAGTGCTGCTTTTGAGCATTTAATAGAAACAATTAATTTTCCTCTTAAGCCAGAATGGAAACCTTTTGAATTAACTTTATTTGACATAAAGTGTAAATTTTGGCCAGTTTGGGATAAATGGCTTAAGAATTTTTATGATCCAGAACAAGGCAAATTTACACCTGTAGTTGATGCTAAATATAAAAAGAATGGAACATTAACCATGTATGATGGCTGCGGTGAAAAACTAGAAAGATGGACATTTGAAAACATGTATCCGTCAGAAATTAATTTCGATAATTTAGACATGACTGACAATGCTATTATGTACATAAACTTAACACTAACATATGATAGAGCCTATTTAGACAAAAACATATAATAGAGCCTATTTAGACAAAAACATATAATAGAGCCTATTTAGACAAAAATAATTAATCTAAAAATTGCTGTGCATTAATTACTTCTTTTAATTTTTTCAACAAATCATCAAGTTCTTTTGGCT